TTAAGAATGTGTTTTGACAAGAACATTATTAGTTGACGGAAATTCCTTATTAAATACAGGTTTTCATGGTATAAAAAATATGTATAATGGTACTGACCATATAGGTGGTCTATACCATTTTCTTAATACCTTAAGAAAACTAATAGACACCTATCTATTAACTAAAATTGTCGTTTTTTGGGATGGGGAAGATAATACAAAGCCCCGACTTGAACTATACCCAGATTATAAATTAAATAGGAGGTTAAAACCCAAACCACAAGATGACCTACAATCATACGCTAAACAAAAGTTAAGAGTACAAGAATATCTAGAAGAACTTTATGTCCGACAAGCAACATTCAAATGGTGTGAAGCCGATGATTGTATAGCGCACTACACCAAAAAAGCCCAAAAAGAAAACATTATTATATTAACTTCAGATAGAGATTTATTACAGTTGATTGGTAAAAATGTTTCTGTACATATAATTTCTTTAAACAAATTATTTAAATATGGTGAGAAAGTACCTTTAAATGGTGTTAACATACCATCATCTAATGTTAGGGTTGTAAAAACCATATGTGGAGATTCTTCCGATAATATATATGGGATAAAAATGGTTGGGATAAAATCATTAGTAAAAATAAAACCAGAAATTTTAGAGGAAAAAGTAAGTCTAGAGGATATATTAAAAACAATACAATCTAAAAAGAAAATAAATAAAAAAGAAAAAAATATATTAGAAGGTGTGACACAAAAAAAACCAGATAGTTCTATATTAGAAACAAATTATAAAATTATTGGTGTTGGGGAACAATTTCTAACTAAAGATGCCGTAAACGGAATAAAAGATTTATCAAAAGAGGCTATAGACCCAGATGGTAGACATTGGAAAAATGCCTTGGACTTGATGATGTCAGATGGAATTCTTAATATTTTACCAAAGAAAGATGACTCTTGGGTAGATTTTGTGAGACCATTTTTAAGATTAACAAGAATAGAAAAAGATTTTTATAAAAATAAAAAAAGATGAGTAAAATTAAACAAAAAGGAGAAAACACACAAAAGTGTGAATTCGTATTAAAATTAGGTAATAACATAGTTTGTCAAAGATTCTTTTCAGTTAGAAACTTTAATAACAGAGCCACAAATTCAATAGACTTACATTATGCAGTGCAAGGTGTAATTACTGATATTGTGGATGACTTAAAACTTAAAACTTTATATTTATTAGAAAGTAACTATAGAGAAAATGTTTTAGATGAAGGTTCAGAAGATGAGTATTTTACGATAACTATAAAAAAAGGAAACAAGGTAATTTACGACACAATTACACCTGCCACCATCTATCCCCCAAAAGTTAGATACACGGTAGATATAAGACCACAAATATCTTATATATTAAGAGAATTGACCGGAGTACTATCACAAAGAAAAGTTACAACCAACTACCAAGATTATGACCTAATGGTCAACTAATCTAGTATTTATTAAAAGAATAAAAAAATATGACAGATAATAAAAATTTTGGTTATTTAGGTTATAACTTTCAATTAAAATTAATTAACCTAATAGTAACAGATAATACTTTTTTCCAGTCAATAATTGATGCAATTACTGCTAAATATTTTGACAACCAATACTTCAGATTGATTATGCAATTAATTAAGGAGTATTATGAAAAATACCAAACAGCACCTTCATTTGACGCTTTAGACCAACTAACAAGGATAGAAATTTCTTCTGAAATGGCAAGAAAAAATATTTTTGACATGTTAAAAGAAATTAAAGAAGTCTCATTTGAAGACCATTTATTTATTAAAGAAAAATCTATTAAGTTCTGTAAACAACAAGAACTTAAAAAAGCTATTAAAAAAGTTGAAAATATAATGGAAAAAGGTGATTTTGAAAGTTATGATAAGTGTGAAGAATATATACGTGATGCTATTAAAATCGGTGATGGTGATATGGGTAGTTTTGAAATTTTTACAGAATTAGAAAAACTATTAGAGGATGATTATAGGCACCCACTACCAACAGGAGTTGACGGACTAGATAATATACTAAATGGTGGTTTGGCTAAAGGGGAAATAGGTGTGGTTTTAGCACCTACAGGTGTTGGTAAGACCACTATGTTAACTAGATTTGCTAATACAGCATTTAATATGGGTTATAATGTGTTACAAATATTTTTTGAAGATAACCCTAAAATTATACAAAGAAAACATTTCACCTGTTGGACGGGAATACCTAACGATGAGTTAAGTAACCATAAAGAAACCGTATTAGATAAAGCAGATGAAATGAAAAAAACTGGAGGTAAATTAATATTAAAAAAATTACCTTCGGATGAAATGACAATCTTACAGATTAAAAATCAAGTAAGAAAAATTATATCTGAAGGAACTAAAATAGATATAGTATTAATTGATTATATTGACTGTATATTGCCAGACCGTTCATTTAATGATGAATGGAAAGGTGAAGGTTCTGTTATGAGAAAATTTGAGGGGATGTGTCACGAATTAAATATAGCAGGTTGGACAGCAACACAAGGAAACAGAAGTTCTATTTCTTCAGATGTTGTAACCACAGACCAAATGGGTGGTTCCATTAAGAAAGCACAAGTTGGGCATGTAATTATCTCAGTCGCAAAGACTTTACAACAAAAAGAAATGGGGTTAGCAACTATAGCTATTGTAAAATCAAGACTAGGAAGAGATGGTGTCATATTTGAAAATTGTAAATTTGATAATGGAACTTTAGAAATAGACACTGAAACTACACAAACATTCCTTGGTTTCGAGGAAGAAAAAACTAACAGAAATCGAGAAAGAGTTGCCCGAGCTCTACAAAGAAGAGAACAAGTAATAAATAAAAATAATTAATAAAAAGCACAAATATGGAAGTATCAAATAAGATTCTGTCGGATATTACTGTCTACATGAAGTACGCTAAGTATATACCGGAACTAAATAGAAGAGAAACATGGGATGAATTAGTTACCCGAAATAAAAAAATGCACATAAAAAAATATCCGCATTTAAAAGAAGAAATAGAACAAAAATACAAATTTGTTTATGATAAAAAAGTTTTACCCTCAATGAGAAGTATGCAATTTGGTGGTAAACCTATTGAGATTAGTCCTAATAGAATCTATAACTGTGCTTATGTACCTATTGACCATATTGACTCTTTTAGTGAGACAATGTTTTTATTACTGGGAGGTACAGGTGTTGGATATTCGGTACAAAAACACCATGTAAAAAAATTACCCGTAATCCAACAACCATACCCAAAAAGAAAGAAAAGATTTTTAATTGGTGATAGTATTGAAGGATGGGCAGACGCAATTAAAGTTCTTATGAAAACATATATGAATGGTGGTGGTAGTAGAGTAGAATTTGATTATTCTGATATTAGACCAAAAGGAGCTAGATTAATAACATCAGGTGGTAAAGCACCAGGACCTCAACCACTAAAAGAATGTTTAGTGAAAATTGAAGGTTTATTAAATCAAAAAGAAAATGGAGAACAACTTACAACTATTGAAGTACACGATATTGTATGTCATATTGCAGACGCGGTATTGGCAGGTGGAATACGTAGAGCAGCTCTTATTAGTTTGTTTAGTGCTGATGACGATGCTATGATTGGGTGTAAAGCTGGTAACTGGTGGGAATTAAACCCACAAAGAGGTAGAGCTAATAATTCAGCTTGTTTAATGAGACATAAAATAACAAAAGAGTTTTTTATGGATTTATGGAAAAGAGTTGAATTATCAGGAGCAGGGGAACCGGGTATATACTTAAATAATGACAAAGATTGGGGGACTAATCCTTGTTGTGAAATAGCACTAAGACCAAATCAATTCTGTAATCTTTGTGAGGTAAACGTATCAAATATAGAGTCTCAAGAAGACTTAAATGAGAGAGTAAAAGCAGCAGCATTTATTGGCACACTTCAAGCAGGGTACACTTCGTTTCATTACTTAAGAGAAGTTTGGCAAGAAACTACTGAAAAAGATGCTTTAATTGGTGTATCAATGACAGGTATAGGTTCTGGAAAAGTACTAAAATACGACATGAAAAAAGCTGCAAGTCTAGTTAAAAGAGAAAATACTAGGGTAGCTAAATTAATAGACATCAACCCATCAGCAAGATGTACAACAGTTAAACCGGCAGGAACAACATCTTTAACTTTAGGAACATCATCAGGAATTCATGCATGGCATAACGACTATTATATTAGAAGAGTTAGGGTTGGTAAGAATGAAGCAATATATACTTATTTAAATATTAACCACCCTGAACTTGTTGAAGACGAATATTTCAGACCACACGATACCGCTGTTATTAGTATACCACAAAAAGCTCCAAAAGGTTCTATACTCAGAACAGAATCACCTTTTGATTTATTAGAGAGAGTTAAAAAAGTGGCTACAGAATGGGTAAAATCAGGACATAGAAACGGCTCAAACTCACATAATGTATCGGCAACAATATCGTTAAAAGAGAGTGATTGGGATTTAGCTGGAGAATGGATGTGGGAAAATAGAAAATCTTATAATGGTTTATCTGTATTACCATACAATGGAGGTACTTATACTCAGGCACCATTTGAAGACATTACAGAAGAACAATATAATGAAATGATGAAATCTTTAAAAGATGTTGATTTAAGTAAAGTTGTTGAATTGGATGACAATACTAATTTAACTGGTGAGTTAGCTTGTGCTGGTGGACAATGTGAAATAGATGTTGATATGAAATCTATTGATAAAGAAAAAGAAGTTGAGTTAAGTTAACGTAAAATTTAAAATAAATTATTATAAATGGTGATTCTTTAGGGTCACCATTTATTATCTAATATAAATTAAAATGAAAAGAAAAGACGACTGGATTGAAGAATTATATTATAGAGAATTTATAAAACCTAAATTACAACCAAAAGATTTTTACTGGGAGGAAGGACGAATGGTAATGACAGAAGAGTATCACAAAAAAAGAGGTTACTGTTGTGGTAATAATTGTAGACACTGCCCATACCAACCAAGTCACCAACAAAACAATAAAGTATTAACGTAACAACTAACACCATAATAAACCAATCTTTGAAGTATTTATTATAAAAAAGAAATGCCAACACAAAGATACGGTATAACATTTCCATTTGTAGATAGTCCAGAAGGTTTTTTTCTTGGGTTAAATACAGATACAGATAGTGAAGTAAGGTCAAACCTTATTCACCTAATAGTTACACCAAAGGGTTCTAGATATTTTTTGCCAGATTTTGGTACTAATTTAAGTAAATATATATTTGAATTAATGGATACCACAACTAAAATATCTATAGAAAGAGAAATAAGAGAAGCTGTAGATAAGTATATACCTAGTTTAACTATAAATAATGTGGAGGTAAAAACTTTAGAAGATTTAAAAGCCGAAGAAAAAATAAACTCACAAAATACCGACTTATCAATGGATGATGGAAATATGAGTTTTGTTGGTGAGGCACAAAGAAATTATTCTATGAGAGTTAGAATTGATTATACATCTGGAGACGGTGTGTTTGAAACTAAAGATTTTGTTATAATAGATTTATAGGATGGCACAGAAAAAAATAGCTTATACAGAAAGAGACTTTTTAGGTATTAGAAATGAATTATTAAGATTAACTAATACTTATTACCCAGATTTAATTAAAAATGCAAATGACGCATCTATATACTCTGTATTTTTAGACCTTAACGCTGCAGTTGCAGACAACCTAAACTTCCAAATAGACAGAACTTTTCAAGAAACAGTACTACAATACGCACAGGAAAGAAGTTCATTATATAACATAGCAAAAACTTATGGTTTAAAAATACCAGGAAATAGACCTTCAGTAACAGTTTTAGATTTATCTATCATAGTGCCAGTTTTAGGGGATAAAGAAGATTTTAAATATTTAGGGAGACTAAGAGCGGGTTCACAATTTAGGGGTGCAGGTCAAGTATTTGAACTTGTAGAAGATTGTGATTTTTCATCACAATATAATGCAGAAGGAGTACCAAACCAAACTAAAATACCTAATAAAGATGCCAATGGGATAACCCAAAACTATACAATAGTTAAAAGAGAAGTTGTGGTTAACGGAATAACTAAAGTGTTTAAAAAAGAAATTACGGACGCTGACAGTAAACCATTTTACCAAATATTTTTACCAGAGAAAAACGTTATAGGTGTAACTTCAGTTATACAAAAACCAGGACTAGGATACCAAACCATACCATCAAACAGTGAATTTTTATCAACAGTATCTAATAAATGGTACGAAGTGGAAGCCTTAGCACAAAATGAAGTTTTTGTGTTGGACCCATCTATACCAGCAGATACACCAGGTATTAAAGTTGGTAAATATATAACAGTACCACAAAGATTTATAACGGAATTTACCCCGGAAGGGTTTTTCCATTTAACTTTTGGGAGTGGAAACCAAACTTCACAAGACCTATTAGATGATTTTGCATCAAAAGGGGTTAAGTTAAATATGTCTAAATTTCTAAATAATATAGCTTTAGGTAACTCTGTTAAAGCAAATACCACACTATTCATACAATATAGAGTTGGTGGTGGTAAAGCCGCAAATATTGGAGCGGGAGCAGTTAACACTGTAGGTAATGTAGATTTTATGGTTGGTGGACCAAGTCAACAAATAAATCAGACGGTAATTAGTAGTTTAGCTGTAACTAATACCACTGCGGCTATAGGGGGTGCAAATCAAATGACACCAGATGAAATAAGAAATTACATCTCTTTTAATTTTGCAGCACAGAATAGAGGGGTTACAATTAATGATTATGTTTCTAAATTAAGAACGATGCCAGCAACATTTGGTGCACCAGCAAAAGTTGGTGTTACAGAAATAGAAAATAAAGTTAATGTTAATGTACTTTCATATACCCCAGATGGTAAATTAACCTCACTAGTAAGTAACACACTTAAAAATAATATCGCTAATTATTTATCTAATTATAGAATGATAAATGATTATGTTGTTGTTGGTGCGGCTAGAGTAATAGACTTAGCTTTTTCTATTGACCTAATTTTAGAAAAAGATGCGAATGAAGGTGAAATAGTAACAAATGTCATAACAAAAGTAAGTGATTATTTTGCTGTTGACAAAATGGAGTTAGGAGAAGACCTAGCTTTAGGTAGTTTAAGAGCTTTTATAATGAACCAACCAGGAGTATTAAACCTAACTGATATAATAGTATTTAATAAAGTAGGTGGCAATTATTCACAATCGGTAACAACCCAACCTTACGTTAACGCTACCACAAAACAAATAGGATTGATTGACGACACTATTTACGCTCAACCTAACGAGATACTCCAGATACGTTTTCCAAATCAAGATATAGCAATTAGATACAAAAAACCATCTAAACCAGTACTTTAATAATCTTTACTATAACCGCATGTTGAGTACTTTTAGTTTTAATGGTGGAACTATTTATGTTATAAGCACCATAAATGCAATAAATTATTTTATGGGGTGTAATAATATAAACTATGGGTAAATCATTTAGAGTAAGGACAGACGTTAGAGTTGGTGGTGCAAAAGACAAGAATGTAACTTTTGAACTAAACCAAAACTTTGACTTACTAGAAATCCTAAGTCTTTCACTAACACAACAAGAAGTTTACACACGTATGTGTGCTGATTTTGGTGTGGTAATCGGTAGAGTCATAACAAATGGAGGATTCGGCATACCAAATGCCAAAGTTTCTATTTTTATTCCTTTAACTGATGAAGACGCAGAAAACCAAGTAATAAAACAACTTTACCCATTTAAAGAACCTTTTGATGTAACCGAAGAAGGTAAAAGATATAATCTACTCAGTAGTGAACCAAATTTCGATTGTCATGTTACTGTCGGTAGTTTCCCAACACTAAATGATGTTTTAAATAAACAAGATGTTAAATACGTATATGACAAGTACTATAAGTTTACTGTAAAAACTAATGAGTCGGGTGACTTTATGATATATGGTGTTCCAGTCGGAGACCAAAGTATTATAATGGATGTTGATGTGAGTGACATAGGATGTTTCTCACTTCTACCAGAAGATTTTAAAATAAAAGGATTTCCAGACTCTGACTTTGATGGGGCAAAATTCAAAGACGACATTATTATAGATAGTCTACCACAAATACTAAGTCAACAAAAATCTATAGATGTTAGACCTTTTTGGGGTGATGAAGAATTTTGTAGAGCTGCAATTACTAGAGTAGATTTTGATTTAGGTGTTACCGGGTTTAAATTAGAACCCAATGCTGTTTTTATGGGTAGTACAGCATCTGACACCGATAAAGATTCTGTTAATAGAAATTGTAGACCTAAAGCAGCTATGGGAGAACTATGTAGTTTAATCTCAAGACCAGGAATAATAGACTGTATAAGATATACCCCATTTTTTCAAAATGACCCAAATGCTTACCCAGCATATACCGCTGGAGGTTGGGGGGCACCACTAGGTGGAGAAGTACCCATACTAGAAAGATACTACCTACCAAATGGAGGTAGGGTTATTGATGATTCCGGTTCCTTTCTAGTACATATTCCGATGAATCTAGATTATATGATTACCAATGAATTTGGAGAAATGGTTATATCTGACGACCCAAGTGTGGGCGTACCAACTAGAACAAGATGTAGGTTTAGGATTAGACCAGAACAGGCAACTGGAGGAGCTAGAGAGAGAAGGATAGCTAGTTATTTGGTGCCTAATATTAGAGAATTTTATGACCCTTGGGCTGGTGATAGTAATGGTGATTGGCCAGGGATAGACCCTAGTACTTATACTTTTTCTGTAAATTATAGTGACTACAATCCTTGGGCACAAAGAAATTTAATGCCTGGAGCAAAAGATGTTTTTTATGATATGACATTTAATAGGGTGTACACATTCTCACAATTTCATGACCACATAAAACATGGTGGTAGAAGACAATTTGTGGGGATAAAAAATATATTACCAGAATCAGACCAACAATGTGCGACCACTGCAATGTTTTTTCCAATTAATAGTGCTGTAAGAGCTCCTAGTTTAATGGTATTTCTTTGGATGTTCCTTATAGATTTCTTAGGGATGATTTACATGTTTTTAACATTACTCGTTACTACAATAGCCGCACTTCTTAGTTTAGTACTAGCAGTTGTATTGTTTGTCGTGTGGTTAATATGTTGGATGTGGTGTGCGATATACTGTATCCATATAACACTATGGGGTTTTACAATATTAAGAATGTCTAGTTTTATGTCCCCCCCACCAGAAGAATGTGGTCAAATTTGTCTCGGGGGTTCTGATTGTTTTGGTTGTGGTGCTGACTGTAAATATTTTGGGTTAAGAATGGGGTTCGTATTATTTACTTTAAGACAAACCAAGTATCCAGAATGTGAAAAATGTATGTGTAGAACTATGGGGGATATGAGTAAGTCAGACTCTCTTATATATTTAGCTTCTAAATGGCCATGTCCAGGAGGTCTACCTTGGGGGATGAGTGGGGGTACCACATACTCTGCAAGTTCCACTTGTGTACCACAATGTCCACCAGGTAATGGTGCTGTAGGTGATGATTTTGGTGGCAAGTGGTCACATGATTGTTGTGCACAAACAGATGAGACAAGAATATGTTGCCCAGACTATTATGGTTTTAATTCTTCTTTTTCGGGTGACCCAAGTACAAGTAATGACCCGACGGATGGTATAGCAGGTGGTGGTTGTTATGTAAAAATAATATGTTTTAATATAGACTGTGTCGCTGAGAACTATAATCTTAGAGTTTTATTAGAATGGACCAGAAGAGAAAAAGTATCACAGGCATTATGTAATGGTATTATGAATTATTTTTGGGAAAATAGTTGGGTAAGTGGATTCTTATACCAATTCCAATTTAGAGCTAAGGTAGAATATGATACCGCCAATGATACCTACGTCACCAATTCCCAGTGGTGTAAAAAATTAACCTACCTACACCCAACAGAACATACTTTTTACTATAGGTCCACACCATTTAAAGTTAACGGTATCCAACCACTAGAAGGAAGTTTTATTGGTGATACTGATGGTGTATATAATCCTTGGTGGGCTTTTGCGGGTAGTAGTGGTAGTAACCACGCTAAGGGTGACCAAGACAGACATATTCTTTTTCCAACAACAATGGTAGATATGGGGTCTAGAAACCAATGTATACAACAAATATGTTTAGACCCTAAATACGCTAACGAATGTTCTGTGACTGACCAGATAGGTAGTACAACATTCCAAGACATAACAGAACTAGTTTCTGATACCTATAATCTTAAGATGCAAAATCCAAAGGCATCTATGTCTACGTTCTTTCCTCGTCCTGAATATGAAATTGGTGGTGATGTAGCACAAGCACTTATGCAAAATTGTATGTTAGGTGTTGCAGGATATGAGGCAAATAATGGTAATACAGCTTGTGAGTGTCAATTCCCAGTTGGTAACGGTCCAGGATTTTCCACATCACCAACAGACTCACTACCACCAAGTGGACTAACTTACCCATCACCAAATTTTGTGGGAGGAACTTACGTACCCAATGCTCTTAATGTAAACGATATAAATAATTCAAATAACTTTAGACATAATCTTTTGTGGGAACCATTATTATTTACAGGTTCTACATCAGTTATTATGGATGGTCAGGATTTAATAGATTGTGTCACTATGGAGTTGTCAGCATCTAGTCAGACTGTACCATTTTATCCATGGCATTTACATAATGCGAGTGGTACACTTGGGGGTGTCCCAATTGGTGGGTACGGTACTGTTTGGAATGACTGGTTAGGTACTCTAGGAGAATATAGATATGCGTTCGGTGTACCTGGACCAGCAATGTCAATTTTACCAGCAATTTCTTCTGTTGATGCAGAAGGTTCAACAATACACCCCACAAATGCCGTACCAGGTCTTTCCGGGGGTACACAATATCTAAGTAGTGGTAATTTCCAACACTATATGGGTAATCCACCATTTTCATTTGCGAATAACAACTACCCAGTAACTAATGGTACAATTCCAGGTAGTGATTCTTATGTGTTTTCACAACCATTATTTTATTATTTTGGTTTAAGACCTGGAGGTACAGCATTCAATACTTTTGTTAGGAAATATATAGATGAAGAATTATCAGATACAGTAATATAATGAGTAACGAAAAAAACATAAGGATTGTAAGAGGAGAATCTAAATTTGCTGGTTCACCTAACAGAGAATTGCAATTACAACCGTTTTTAGAATCCACACAAAAACAAATACATGAAGGTGACAGAAACCTAGTTTTAGACCTAAGAGACCAATTTGACTTTGAAAGAGAATACTCAACCCAATATAGGTTATATGGGAAAATAGATATACTTTACAACAATATTATTAGTGGTAGCACACAAGATGCTTATTTTATGGACTCAATGTATTTTATTCCAGATTATATAGGGTGCCCCCATCTTTTAGGTGGAGTACCACCTACTAGTTGTTCCGGTTTACCACCATCTAGTACTTTTACCATGATACCACCTAAAAGATATGGTATTGACCCTAGTCAAGCAGGTTGGGAACCAATATTAGCACACCAAGATAATTGGGTGCGATATATTTCTTATGTACATGATGCAGACCCAGAACAAACAATGGAATACTATACAGACTACACCACACCTTCTGGTATGCAGTTTGTAGCTGGAGATGGTATCCCTTTTACCCCCAGAGTGACCAATACTGATGGTAAAGAAGTGTTACAAATAATAACACCGGTAAGACATGGTGTATCACCAGGAGAATATATAGAAATACAATCTGGGGCAACTACTTTTGGTAACGCTAATCTACTAGTTGATGTAGCAATTACTACTGTATTTGCACCGGTAAGTGGGCCTCAAACTATATTTAAAGTAGATTATTTGGGTAATGGATTAGAAAATTCTGAAGATTATGTTATGAATATTACCACATTAGGGTTAGACGCTACCTCAATACCAACAGAACCAGTAGGTACTTTAAAAAGAGTCACTAACCCAGAAAATATGCTAGAGACAAAATCTGAATACTATTGTCAAATACATAAATTAATAACAAACCCTAATGATTTAACTTTAGATAAAACAGGTTTTGAAAGAGGGATATACAATAAAAGAGGAAGAATATTTCCAGCAAAAAGAACACCAAACTATAAACAAAAGTCGGTTTTAATCCAAGAATACGATTCATTTTTATGGAATTGTAATTATAATATTAATAGTGATGATTATTACGACCAATTTAATAGGCCTTTAACAGAATTTTATTTAACAATTTTTACTACAAATAGAAATTTAGTTTGGGATTGGAATCCTGGTGGTAATTCTAGTCCAGCTGGATATGGTTGGGGGTGGAACTTTAAAAAAAATGGGGTGGTAGACCCTTTTGTGGATAACACAATTCACCCCATAAATGTAACTCAAAACGGTAATTTAGGGGTAAATCCATTACCATTAAGTGGAAGTACACTTAGAGGTGCTTTTGCTGAATATAACCCTTTTGAGTTAAAAGAAAGAGTAATTTCAGAAATAGGACATTCCTTAAAATTTAATAGAGATGCGATGTATAAAGTTGGTGGTACACCAGGATATGATTTTGTAGATTCTATCTTTAAATACCATCCACACCACAAGATACCTGTAAAAAAATTCTCTAATTATGTAAGTTATAATGATAGTCTGTTTACATCACCCCAGTATGCTGTTTATTCTTTATCAGAGGAAACATTTAGGTGGAGAGAAATTTTACCGGTAGAAGCTTATGAAGATGGGGATAATGGTGTTAGTTACCCCTATTTAAATGATGCTCACTACCCTTACCATAATTTAGAATTTAAAATAGAGGCGGTGGGGCCAGCATTAATCCCACTAACCTCAGCAACAATAACTATATTAACCGAATACACTGATGGCTGTCAATAGAGTAAATATAAAAGCTTCAACGAAAGATAAGTCTATAACTATACCCATAGGGCAGACATTTGACGAAATAGGTAATGAACAATTAGTTAGGACGTGGGAAGAGGTTGAATTACAAGATAATATAAATGTAATACAAGATTATGAAACTACCAGGTACGCTTATAGAAACACTGTTAATAATACATTTAGTGGAGGCTCAAACACAATATCTTACGCTTTTGAATTTTGGGACCCTAACACTTTACAGTATGTTGATAATTTTAATGTTCTAGGTTTCCAAGATAAAGATTTACATAAACCTAAAAAAGCTTTTACAAGAAGTTTTTTTAAATTTGATTTCTACGATTCTCCCCTAAGAAAGGAACAAAAAATAATGTTCACCAACGTTATGCCTTTAAATAATTGTATGAAAGAAATGACAGAGATACTACCACTAGAGGACCCCACAGAGTACTATTCACAAATAGCTAATAACATTACTAACCCTAAGTATGGTGTGTATGTGCCTGTTTGTGTCTTAGGACCACTACACGGCAGAAGTGAAAATTATTATATACAATGGTTAAAAGATAGAGAACTTACAGAAATTGATGAGTTTTATATGTCATGTAAATTTTTTAACGCAAAAAATGGAAAAGTAACTAATATGATAAACAAGCCACCAACCCTTAGTGAAATAACCAATGGGGAGGTGTTAAGTTATCCAGAATGGTTTTATTATAAAGTTAAATTATTTATAAACCCCAGTAACGCATCTACAATAGACCCTAAATTTAGATATGTTGTTACACAATTTAATGAAGCAATCATGGCTTTAGGTGGTGGTGGACCTGCTGGAACTGGTTTACCAGGTGGTACACCCGCAGATGCAGTTCCTGGTACCCTACAAGTACCTAACGCTGTACCAATAAGATTTTATGAATACGTAAACCCTTAATATATGGAAGTATACAAATATAGAATAAAAAGAAGTAACCCTAGTGTTTATTTTACAGTACCTTGTACCGGTGGAACTAATTTCTACCCTATCAATACAAGCCCTAACTGTTCAGGATTAACAATGTACAACTCTACATTTAGTCAAGTACAGAACGCTTTACAGGGTGACATGAATAATTTTCCTACCGAACTAACTGGATGTTCGTCAACAAACCCATGTATCCTATTAAATGATACAACTACGATGCCAGTAATGGGTGCACCACCACCATACGGTAATGCACCAACTATGAATCAACCATTTTGTTTGGATGTAGAATCCCATCCTTATGTTATATTTGCTGGGTTAAATTTATACCAATCTGGGGTAATGACATTTACTGGTGAAAGTTATGATGATTTAATAAGTATTTTTTCTTTAACAAATTCTACTTTATCACAACCACTAAACACCCAAACTAGTGCACACTTAACACCAAACACAGTATCTTGTTTTTGTCCACCACCAGTATTTAATGACTTACATCAAATACCTATTTTCCTAGAACAAGATTTTAATGATATAGGGCATTATGATATTTGGGATGGAAATCTAGGTCAAAAAGATATTTTTTCTAATTTTATTGTTACCGCAACCACCGCGATGGGTAACCAAATACAAATATATAATACTACGGATTTTGGTTATTACAAAACCTACCAAAATTCACCATATACTATAGAGTGGGGTGACTGTCCTTGTGATTGTGTGACACCACCTTGTACAAATTCATTTGGTGACCCTTGTTGTGAAACCCTACAATTTCCAAATCTTACAAACCCAACACCACATACTTATGCTGGTGTAGGACAAAGAAGGATTACCATAACTCATCAAAATGAATGGGGACCAACTTCAGTTTCTCAAGTTATAACAGTTCCATTCATGCCTTATAATACATTACAAGCTCAACCTTACAATTCAGTTCTTAATACAGGTATAGCTCCTAGTAACGCTCCAGTAGTTGGACCTACTGGACCTACAGGTACTAATACATATTTTGGTGCCTATCCTTTTTCACCTTTAGATTCTGGTACCGATATATTACAATATAGTGGTATGTCACCTATATTTGGTGGTGGTAATAATAGTAATTGTTTTGAGGTTACAGGTAACACACAAAGTTTACTAGGTGCGTTTCAAACATACACATCACTACAAACTGGTAATTTACCACCGGGATACCAAATAAATGTTGATGTACCGATTATGGGTGAAGTAATAAATCCAATAACCAACCTTATAGAACAAGGGGTTATGGGTAGAATTACAGTAGAAAACACACAATATACTGCTTATACTATTAGTATTGGTACAAATACACCAATAACTTTTTATGACTTTAGTAATGGTGTTACTTTATATGAAGCTACAAGTTGTGGTATGGATGCTTTTGCTTTCGGTGCTTTTGATTGTGTAAAATGTGCAATAGAAGATTGTACTTACTGTGAAACAAAAGACGAATATATTGATAGAATAACCACACTACCAGAACCTATAAGTTTCGACCCAATGATTAACACTAATTGGGGTGAATGGTCGGCAACGACAAACTATGTTAAAGGAGATATAGTATTTGACTCTACTTGGGGGGAGTGTTGTTGTTATATGGCAGTAACAGATATTAATCAGAGTGGTGGAACTATAGACCCTTGGGCTGGAATTAAACCAACTGATTTAGTACAAGGAGTTTGGTGGAATAACGGACAACCAACAGAACATATTTGGGAGGCTTGTACTCCAGAGTGTGAATCATGCCCAGACTTTACAGCTATACCTTGTTATGACCCAACTAACACATGGAATGCGTATCCTACCATATCACCTGTGGGTCCAGCGGGAGTATACAGTAATGGTAATGTGTACTCAACAGGACAATTTACTTTAGGTCAATGGGGTAATTGTTATAGAGCTTTATCAGGTGGTACGTTACCACCACCATCCGGCCTAACCAATAATCAATATTGGGATTATATTGGATGTTCTAGTTGGGTATGTCCACCAGTATCAGCTTTAACAGCATCTAGTCTTTCATGTCAATTAGTACCAGGTACGGGGTCAACAAATACAGGTCCTTGTACAAGTGTCGGATTTACAGCTTTTGAAGATTGTATGGATACTTTTTACTTAGGTAATTGTTGTGAAGATAGGTATGTTTGTGAAGACCAATATTCTTGTGGTAATTGTATAGAAATTACTTCAGCACACCCTTTATATAATGACCCAAGTGGGTTAGACCCTAATCAAGGACCAGTTTTTGATAGTGAAATTGACTGTAATAATTGGTGTAATCCCCCAGCTTTTTCATGTACTACTAGTTCACCAGCAGCTGGAGGGAATTGTTGTCAATTACTTTCATGTGATGAGGACCTTTTAAACGGAACCTCATTTTATGTTGATAGTGTATTACCAGTAATGAGTACTTTACCACCTACACCAGCACCATTTTTAAATTTTGTAGACTACGCGGCATTTAATTTTGAATTATTTTTTGACCCTTACGATATAAGTGATTGTAATGGTGGATTTACGAATTCAGCCGGAACTTACACGGGTTGTTGTGATTATACTAGGTGGATTTATAATTGTGAAGAAGGTTGTAAACCGGTATATGTGGGTACTGGGTATACCGATGAAGCATCTTGTTATGCCGCTAACCCACAATGGTTAGGTATAGGTAACACCCCTTGTGGATGGGTATGTGACCCTATGTGTGACCCTTGTACAACTTGTTCTACTTTAAATTGTGGTTACGCATATGATTTACAGGGGCACATTGATTGTGAAATGAACTGTTCCTGTTCTACCGTATGTTATGTTTGTGATTGTACAAATCCTACACCATGTACCATATACCAAGACCCAATTACTAACGCAGCGTCCTGTCCTTATTGGCCACCAAACCCATTCGGTAGTCCACCAACATTCCCAGATTTACCACAATGTCAAACAGGGTGTACTTGTCCTGGTGGTTTTGATTGTTTTGTATATGACGATACAAATCCCCCTGCACAAATAGGACAACAAGTAGGTGGATGTACATACTACGCAAGTGAGTATGTTATGATACAACTTGGAGTTACTTGGTCCCCAGGTTCCCCGACAGACCCATTTGGTAACCCTACGGGGTATACCTCTTTTGAAGAATGTTGTAACGCAACAGAATGTTGTAGAGCAGTATGTGAAGATGACCCAATTCAAGCAGGACTAAATGGTTGGTCAGCTTACACAACTACAGGTCCAGCACTACAAGGTGGTGGTGGAGGACAACTACCATGTTATTGGATTTCACAAACTAACTTAGACCTACAGGTTGGCCCAACAAATGTTAATTGTTGTTCTCCAGCTTATGTAAATTCAATGAATGGATTAACTGGTATTGTACAGTGTTTTGATGACAATCCAGGATTACCTTACTGTGACATGATAGATTGTGTTAACGCATTATGTCCGGACCCAGACCCACTAAACACAACAGGTATGACTTGTTGTGCACCTGTAGAAGAAACTTGTAATTGTGCATGTGAAGATTGGTTAACTGTAAACGGAATACCAATTACTAGTGCATTTACTTGGTCAGGGCCATGGTCTAACACTAACACTTATAATATGTTTGAGACTGTAAGTTATAGTGACGGAAATACACCTGAATGTTGTTTCATGTGTATGTGTCCACCAGATATAACTGGTACAGGTTATGATTGTGATTCTAGTCCCCCAGATGATGGACCATATACAGTAAACGGACCACCAAATTGTTGGCAAACATGTGAAAGACTACCAGCTTATGACCCAGCAACTCCAGTACCAACTATAGGTGACCCTTGTGGTCCTTGTGATGGACCTAGTTCTGCCGCTACAATGTGGTGTACCCCTAGTGGTTGCACTTCAGGTTGTGGGTCACTGCCTTCTTCTACAGCTAGTGGTGTGGGTGGTATATTTGACCCACCTCCAGGTGTAAACGTTTCGATATGGGCAACACAAAATAACTGTTATACGGGTGGAACTTGTAGTACACCATTAATTGGAATGGGTATCGACCAATGTACAGCAGACTGTTATTGTGCAGACCCAGGACCACCAGCAGGATTAGAACCAGTAGATGTTTCTAATTGTGTAGTTATGCAAGATTATTTAAATGATATATATTCACCAGGGACAGGTAACTTAGGTATTCATTTTAATGGTTATTCACCATTTCCATTTACATGGCCACCAGTTCAACCCGGGATTGTTTTTCAAATGACCGGTGTTTTGACTACCTGGCCTTATGGGTCTCTAGACTTATGTCAATCACAGATAGACCCTGGATTTGCATTTTGTTGTACGGGAAATACAAGTATTATGACCTGGGAATGTGACAGTAGTTGTAACTGTCCTACAGTGGCGGGTAATCCTTGTGTGGGTGGTGTAGGTTGTTACCCAGTAATGGGTAGTGGAGGAACTTTTACTAGTTTATCAGGATGTCAAGAATGGTGTACTTGGGAGTGTAATTCCCAAGGAGCACAAACTTGCCAATTTATACCAATGTCGTTAGCTTCAGTTACATATCCTTCAGCTACAGCTTGTGAACTGGCAAATACTAATTGTTTATGTCAAAACTTATCAGAAGAATGGTGGTGTGATTGGGCTGGTGCGGACGCAGGATTGTATGACACCCCAGGTTCACAACCATGTCAACCAAGCTCCTACTTTGTAGGTCAAGGTAGTGCATACCAATCACAAGCGATAGGACAAGCCGCAGGTGGACCTTCGGACCCAAATAATAATTACTTTTTTGCGGTAACACTAGGTAACGTACCTACGGGAATGGGATTCCCTACTCAAGCACAGTGTGAAGAAAGATGTAGATTCTGTTGTGATTGTGCACCTCCAGGTACCGGTGTTTGTGATTTGTGCGGTGACCCAACAGTTGTAGCTTGTGCATGGGGTGATATGACTTGTAGTGGTGGTACAGCATCTTGTGGTACAGGACTACCAAGTTCTACCTCACCAGGAGATTGTGCTCAACAACAATTAACAGTTACAGGTGATAGAACTTGTAGGGAACCACAAACTGAATATTGTTGTCATGCAGTTGATGGTTGTTTATCATATATAGGAACTCCACCAATGGGTAGTGATGGAAATCCATGTGTTACTTTCTTTGGAACAAACGCCGCAGCTTGTACTGATGAGTGTAATTTTGTTTGTGGTGACTGTGTTCCTCCAGCAGGAGATTGTCATTGTCAATTCGTAAATGGTCCGGTATCCCCTTCATGTTCACCATATCCATTTACAAATATGTTAGATTGTGAAACTTATGTTCAATCACTAACTTTATTTGGTGCTGATGGTTCTTGTTGTAGATGTTATCACTGTACAACAAATAGTCCTATAACATATCAAATGTATGATACTGGAACTATGTCTTGGGTGTTAGGCTCAACACCAGTTAATATGAGTACAGGTGCTTTACCTTGGGTATCAGGACAAGTATATAACATAGGAGATGTTGTTACATTTAGTTTTGATAATACATCTTGTTGTTATGTGAATGTTTGGGATACATCTCAAGATTGGACAGTACCACCTTATTTTTACTACCAAGCATATATTAACGATTTAAATACAAGTAACCCAGTTTGGCCAGGAGGTGGAACATTAAGTTTACAGTGGATACCATGTGACCCTGATTGTGTACCGGGTGTTATGCAACAGACTTATGATTGTATACCAGGAACCATTACGGATAGTTGTTCTAACCGTAATTTAGTGGTTCCTCCTACAGCAACATTAAATCAGTATGATTTATTGGAAGTAATAGGAGCACCAGCAGGTGTACCTTATTTACAAACAACCGATGTCATGACTATAAAATTCCCTTATTATGGACCTGGACCTATATTTAGTAACCCATGTACATATGCTGCAGGTACTCCTAATGCAGCACCACTATATCAGGTAAACGGACCAATTGTAATACACCCAAATGTGGGCGTTATGATAGGGATACCTGGAAGTTACAACACATGGAGTTCTATGATTACTAGTTTAGCTGGTGCGGGAGTAACATCACCAAGTGGTACAATATTGAGCTTATCAAGTAGTTGGGATGATGTGTGTTTAGGGATAAATGCAATTTGGGGTTCATATCTTAGAGATAAATGTATGGACATACAAATGACCCCATGTAGATGTACACAAACTCCTTGTGTCTGTGTACAAGTTAATGGTCCAACAGGAGCTTTTAATAGTTTATCAGGTTGTCAAACTACTCTAAATTACGACCCTTGTTGTGGTAGTTGGAAATGTGACCCAAAAATATGTGACTGTACGTTTATACCAAATGACATAACAGGATTTAGTTCTCAAACAGAATGTTATAACTCTAATAACTGTTGTACAATAAGGTATGATGAGTACGAGTGTAGAAAAATTCCAATTATAGGACCTGTAGGTGCAAATAATTTTAAATGTGAATGTGTCGTTGTACCCGCAGGGATGGGAAGTTATACCGGACCAAACGCTTTATTTGATTGTGAAAATGACCCAACAACATGTTGTTCAGGAAGAACAATGCCAGATATGTGGAGATGTACTAAAGATTGTTCTTGTGTCATAGACCCTACCGGACCATACTCAACGTTACATGATTGTCAAACAGCAATTAATAATAATTGTTGTTATACGGGAGTAACAAAAGATTGGGAATGTGTTGATTTTGGTCCAAAAGCAGGTGGTTGTAAATGTGTACAAACAGCAAGTGGTGTTTGGCCTACTCAAGCAGATTGTGAAGCTCAAGTTAATGATTGTTGTTATACTGGTCATACCGGTAGATATGATTGTGTTCCCGGTAATAACGGTTTATGTAAATGTGTAGTTAACGTATCAGGATTTGGGACCTACGCTACCCTTAGTGATTGCCAAAACGGAATACCAGTATCAAACTGTTGTGAAAATCAATCAACTGACTGTTCAACAGAATGTCCACCATCTTCGTTTATATCACCAACTTACGTTCACCATAACGGTACCTATAGTATAGGTTTCACACAAACTCTTCCACTAGCATCATCAAATATTGCAGGTCTTTGGTTATCAGGAACTATATATACTCCATTTGATATAGTTAAAGACCCATATGATGATTGTTGTTATGTCTTAGTTTGTGATAATTGTCATTTTACTGGTAGTGATATTATGAGTTATTCACCTAGTCAAATCTACCAGAATCACTTACTGGGGAAATATTATAATGGGACACAAGACCCAACACCAGTAACTCCGGAAATAAATATTCAAAATAGAGGACCAATATGGTGGCCATGTGACCCAAAATGTTCAACAACACCACCGGATATAGGTTACGATTGTGTTAATTGTCCAGGAAGTTGTAACTGTATTCAAAATAATACTGGTACAGCTCAATATCAAGGACCAAATGCTTTATCATTATGTATAGCAAATTGTAAACAAGGTTGTGAAGATTGTGCACAAACCCTATCTGGTTACTTAACAGGACCTATAGATTATGAAGGTATATGGTATTCTACATTTAACCCAGCCTACGTAGAGAATGATTGTGTGACAGACCCAGATGATGGTTGTTGTTATTGTTGTGTTCCATACCCATTTGGGCCAGACGACCCACATGACGACGATGACCCTCATTCAAAGATTAAAAGGAATGATGGAACTATAAGTCCCGCTGGGCCAGGAGGCTCAGGTCCAGGAGGCTCAGGTCCAGGAGGCTCAGGTCCATCACCAACTAAAGTAATTTGTAAATCCGGATATCAACCATCATTAAATGTAGGTGTAAATATAGGTGGTGGTGCGATGTGGATGGATTGTAAGGTTACAACAGATGGTTCTCCATGTGATAATAGTACTGGTGCGGTAGATTGTAATAATTGTGATACCTACATGTCTACTAATTGGGGAGCAACACTACCTTTACAGTGGAAAACACCAGCATACCAACACTTTTACCAGAACCAATGTGTCGTAGACCCAAATGACGGTTGTTGTTATTGTTGTATGATGTCACCTAATGTAGACCCTAATGATTTTGGTTCTGGATGGGTTGACCATGATGACCCCGTTAGAGGTCCTGGTTTTTCTAATTCATCTCCGTGTGCTGTGTATGATACAAACCAAGATGGAAATTGGGAATATTACGGTGCTGGTGTTATTGTTCCTTTTACTGATGGAAATATTTATGGTTGGGTTAGTTGTACACCTTCAGGGTCCTTTCCATGTAGTGGAGTTTCAGGGAGTATTTACTATGATTGTCTACACCGACCAACAATATTCGACCCAAGTAATCACGAGTGTGTACCAGTACCAGGTGGTCCATATACTAGTCTACAAGCATGTCAAAATTCACCATGTCCACCACCAGTAACCCCATGTAACGAATGTTGTGGAAAACTTAAAAAAGATGGTACTTGGATTTATCAAACACTGCCTACCACATACAACCCATGTGATTGTGAGTTTTGGTTAGGTATAGGGTGGGTAACAAAACCAACTAGTGACTGTTGTGTACCACCAACTTGGGCGTGCCCTATTGGACAAGTTTGGTCTCAATCAGACTGTAGTTGTGTACCAATAGTTATTGGACCTGGAGGACCTATCGAGGATGATTGGGTGACCGAAGAACCTTGTATACAAACTGAAAGTTGTCCGGAGGGATATCAATGGGATTGGGATAGATGTCAGTGTATGCCAACCTAAGATGAGTATAAGAAGAGAAATAGAATTTGGTAGATTTTTTAACTTTGAAGTAGGCCCCATATCAGTTAGTAAAAAAATCTACCGACCCACACTTAGAAGATTTGAAAAGTGGTTAAATATTGTAGAAAAAAAATCTTATTTTAACCAATTTGATGTGTTGTTGACAGGTTCTTTTCCTAATTATATTAATGGTAACATAAATTGGAATAGCTGGGATATAGATATTATTTTAATAGATGACGGTAATAATAAATTAGAATTAATTAGAGATACTTTGATAGATTTATCTAGGGTAGCACTAGAAGAATGTGATTTTTATATGGATGTATACTACCAAAATAGAGAAAATGTAGAATTAAATAAAATTTGTTATAGGGGGGGTATAAAAGATTGTGAACCTTACAGCTTTGAAAAAGTAGGTCTAGCTTACGCACCCCATGTTAAAAGAAATAATATGATAGTTTCTAATTGGAATATAGAAGAAGAGGTTATTGAAGGTCTCTGGGTTACAAAATTACAATTTCCATCGGTAAAACAAATACAGAGAATAAATAACGGATTTAAATACGACGACGAAATTTACCTAAGAGACTACAAAAAATATTTTCCAGCAACAGAATTAGTAGGGAAATAAGTGTTATGATATTTATTATAAAATAAGTAATGGCATTAAGCGAAGTAAAAGTAACAGGATGTATTTTACCACTAACAAAATT